TCGTTAAAGAAGTACCTGTTGATGGGTCACTCTATCCTAGAACACAAGGATATCAAAGAGACTCTTGGGAATCAACAGAGAGAGGAGAAAGATCTGAAGCCTGCATCGAAGCAATCGGTGGAGGAAAGCAAACAGGAAGAATTGTCGGTGGTAGCGTTGGTGCTGCTGTTGCTACTACTGGTGTTGCCTCTATTCCTTTTGTTGGTTGGGTGCTTGCTGGTGCTGCTACGATGATCGGAATGGATCAAGGTGCAGAGATCGGTGGTAACATGGCTGAAGACCTTAATAAGGAATGTTGAAAATAATATAAGTTAAAATTATGGGGGTCATAAGACCCCCTTTTTGATGTTCTGATGTCCGTACAAATACCTAGTTGACAGAACTTTATGTTTGCTATATAATATTGTTACATTACTTCACAAAGTAAATGACATCATCAACTGCCAAAAGGTATACAACTACCGAGTACGGCAAACAAAACATCTTCGCATCTTCTCCACAACCTTGGATAGATGACGCTGATAAAGATTATGATTACTGGAAGAATGCAGAACTACTCAATGGTCGCCTAGCGATGATGGGATTAGTAATCGGCATCTTTAATTACACCGTCTTTGGATGGGTAATACCAGGCATAGCATAAAGGCTAAGGTCTTTACACCACTCGCATAGCGAGACACTTTTAACCCTCAAATCTAAAAAGGAGAAACACCATGACACCAGAAGCAGAAAAGTTTAACGGTTGGGCAGCAATGATCGGTTTCGTAGCCGCCGTTGGAGCTTACATGACCACAGGACAAATCATTCCAGGTATATTCTAATGGCAGATCTAATAATAAGAGCAAACGGAAGGTTCACTATGGTGGCCTTCTGGATAGGTGTAGCAGTCTACACTAAGTTCACATACTTCAGTTAAGTATAAATAACTATTCGTAACATTACTTCACATGTCTGACTTCGTAGAAGCAACAGATACTATCTCACCTTTCGTAGCAATCCTTTGGTGTTTCTATCCAATGGCTGCTCTTGTATTGATAGAACTATTACTTCGTGCGTTTAATAACGATGACGATGATGACGATGGAGGTAAAGGGATACGAATAGGACAACCCATTGCAGTACCTTCAGGAGCTTAACTATGCCATTCATTTTATTTGCAGCAACCGTAGCAGTTTTTACATATACAAATGTTGGTAGCCTCGTACTTCAATGATATAATCATGCAGATTCCATCAGAGCATATGCCTCTGGTGGAATTTTTTGGTATGATGACAATCGGCATAACTGCAGGATCCCTTGGTATAATATAGTATAGTAATCGGTACTCGTTATGAGGCACGAAGACGCACCATTCCCTGAGTATCCTGAGTACATGAACGGACGCTTGAAAAAAATAGACATGACTGCTAGACTGTTAAAGTTGAAGCAAGACATTGACAGCAGAATTTGGTATCCTAAATGGGATAGCAAAGAAAGATGGGCAGCACAGCAAGCCCTAAATAATGCACTCGATGTACTTGACGAATATGACTACTAATGACTCCAAACATACATGACATACCTGGTATAGGACAGTTCTACACTAAGAAAGAAGTAGATGGATTAATTAAGGCTGCCGTTGATGAAGCAAGAAGAATAGATGAAGAGTCTATGCGTAAGCATAATCGTGATGCTACTATCATCAGTATGATTCTTGGGTTTACTTGTCTAGCATTGTTTGTTGATGGTTTGTTAAGAATTTTAGGCATCATCCCACCCTTCGCTGGATTAGATGTTAGTATAGTAGATCAGATTGTAGAGAAGGTAGAGCATGATATAATACCTCAAGTAGAAAAGTATAAGTCTTATATACCACGGATATGATCGACACTTCACCTAGTTCTATTAGAATCTTCGCAGTAATAGTATTGGGTATCGTGTGGATCTATTTGTTGGTAGAACAATTAGCAATTCAATCAGTCAAAAAAGATAAAAGAAAATGATTTTTCTAATCTCAATAATGTCATTCGCAAACTTTGTATTCTATCCATTAGTGGTAGGGTCAATCATTGCAGTGATCATAGAACAGATACTCAGGGCAACAGGTAATGAGTATGATCCTAAGGCAGTAGGAAAAGTAAATGTTGCTATGGGTGTACGAAAGTATTTGATCAGACAAGCATGGTTATTCAACATCATTTGGTTTGTTGGATATGCTATACTATTAGTTATTAACAGACCAGGAGCACAACCAATGCCTGAGATGATTTGGCAAGGATAAATAACCTTGGTACATATTGGTAATCATGAAGGCAGCAATTGTAATCGATAATTTTTTAGATGCTGAAAAGTGGAGTGAGATACAATGGTTGACAGGAGATTATCTTACTGCTACAACTTTTGTAGAAAATAAGAGTGGTCCATTTGATACTGTTAGTGCATATGTAAGACAAAGGATCGAAGATCTGGGAGAGTGGCAGGATCACTGGGAACATACCTTGAGTATGTTTTCTTTTGTTAATGGGTTACCACCTGGTATTGATAGAGAGTCTGGTGATGCAGGGAATGGTGGATACCATAGAGACTTTGGTGGATTTGTATATTATATTCATCCTACATGGGAATCAACATGGGGTGGACATTTAAAATTTAGAAATTGTGATGTAGAACAGATAGAACCAAAACCAAATAGATTTGTATGGATTAATCCAGGTGCTGAACATGGTATAGAAGTTGTTAATGATTCAGCATCACATAATAGAGTGACATATGTAGGATGGCCAGAAGGATGTTGGGATAATACTGCTGGTGACCTGATAATAAATACAATATAAGAGGTGGGTATTAATGTCTAAGATTAATCGATACACTAAAGCAATGCGTCAGTTGAAGTCTCCTTTGAAGGAGAGTGTGCCTACAAATAGTATGCAGGGGATCTATGTTGCTACCCCTTTTGTAATAACACCACAAGCAGAAATATTAATACAAGGAGTACAGGCTGATTATACTCAAGATGATAGTGCTGGTGATACTAGTGGATTGTTTGATGCAGAAGGTAATCAGTTAACTGGAGTACCACCAATTACTAATGATAGTCCAGATAATAGTTATATTTTAGGTCCAATGGCATCCATGTGGTATTCATGGGGTAATTTTTCTACATTTGGATACATTCGTGAGTCTGATCGTAGGATGGTTAATCTTGGTAAGATAACAGGACCATTACATACTTGGGATAAGACTAGTAATTTTACTTCATATGGACAGTTAACATTAGAACAGGCTGTATGGTTTACTGAGAATAAAAAGTATGGTGATGTAGATAATAACTATGCCAATGCAAATTACAGAGCATTTTATCCAGGTCCACCATCATCATCTACAGATGAGCATGGTAGATACTGGTGTACAATAACTGGAGTACCTAAGGATCCAGACATCCCATATAAACCTGATGATAAGTTCACACCAGGAACTAATATGTCTAGTGATGATCCTGATTCTCCTTTAAATAATATAGTACCAGGTTCTGCTAAACCAAAGGGGTGGTTGGATAAGGTTAAGGATGCTGTTGGTGATGCATATAAAAACATAACAACTAATGCAGACTTGCAAAAGGCACTTAGAACTGGGGCAAAAATTGCTGATGTTCTTTGGACTGCTGCTGAAGTAGTAACAGGAGCTAAAGCAGCAGAGATAATCGCAGATCTTACATTGAATCCGTTAGTAGATGCAGCGTTTGGTTTTGGAACTGCTGATAGTGCTGGTGAGTATAATACAACTCTTGCAACATCATTGATGACTACTGTGGTAACTGGAAAGAATCAACAAATCAAATTAAGTAAAAATGCTAGACAAGATTTGGTTAATAGTATAGACATAAAAGCTTTAGAACAAAATCTTGTACTCTCGAAAAAACCTAAAGTTAGTTCTGATAATGCAGTGAATCCTAATAGTAATAAAAGTGATGCTGTATTAACAGGTTCTTGGGGTGCTCAAGGTGGTGTGGAAGTTAATTACAATCCTGATGATGGTCATTTTACTGTAACTGCTGTTAAAATGTTACGGGATTTTGGAAATTTAGATCAGAAAAATGCTGATGGTAAGATAACAAACTTTGAAGATATTCCTAACCCAACAACAGATCAGATTAAAAATCTTTTTGCTTCAAAAGGTATGGAAAAACCTTTAAAAAGTTTTTATAATATGGTAGCAAATGCTGAAATAAAAACAGTAGTAGATGCTGAAGGCATTAAACCATTTGCAGGTGGGTATGATCCAAAAGAAGCAGCAGAATTAATGTACAATGGTTTGCCTGAGATAACAAAAGCATTATATAATTTTGCAGTAGAGGGATCAGCATCTAATGCAGTTCATTTAAGAAATAAATTAACTGATGCAGGTGTTTCTCAAAGTGAAATTGAAAAAGCAGGTGCTGGATTTGGTGGATATGTTTATTCTCAAGAAAGTTATAGTGGTAGTCAACTTCCAAAAGAAATAAAGAAAGTCATTAATAAAAAGATGGATAAGTATTTGGGGTTTGAATCTTATACTGCACCTAAAACAAGGAAACTTCTTAGGGAAATTAAGAAACCTTATGTGATGCCTGAGGAAAAGAAGGTTAAGTTAACTGGGTACAAACCAAAGCTACCTAACAAAGATAAGATGCGTCAGATAGCAGACTCTATGAATGTACCTGAGAGGGTAACATTTGCTAAGGCAGAGACTGGTACTTGGAAGGCAGGTGAATTAGAAAGGGGTCGTAAGTCATCTCAAGCTAAAAAGAATGAGGTGTTAGAATTAATGGGTCAAGGTGAAGACTCATGGGTTTATATGACTGAGACAAGTAGAAAGAAATCTGGTAAAGCAATGTACGAGAACTTTACTTTAATGAATGAGCAAGGTGTAGGTACATATAAAATCAATCGTAAGGAACCATTGCGTTCTGATTTTGTATTGTTCTTAGAGTATCAAGATGGTACTAAGAGTACTATGCTTCAGTCAGAATTGAATGAGAAGATGTCAGATCAATCAGAGAAGTGGAGAAAGGATTGGAAGGAACCAATTAAGTATGAAGATCAACCTGCATTTAAGAAGGTCAAGAAGATCTTAAGTAAAGAGATTCCGATGAAGGATATACAACCAGAGTTTCCTAAGAAAGCACCACCTAAACTTGATCCTGAGACTCAGATGCATCCTGATATGTTCAAGAGACATGATTACTTTACTAAGTTAGATCCTGATAGTGCTAAGACAATGGCAGCAGCACCGACTGGAGATCCTCAGATAGATTCAGAAGTAGAGAAGGCAAAAAAGAAACCAAAATAGGTTGACAAACGCTTAACAAAAGTATATAATAAATAGATCGGTGAGGAAATCCTCATCCAATATTCCCCCTAACCAAGACCAAGGGGTTACAATGTCTTTTCATACCAACTCTAAACGCAATCTTTTTCAATGACAAGTATTACTCGTAAAGAGCAAGGCTTGCTATCTGGATGGAGTGAGTTCTGTGAGTGGGTTACTTCAACTAACAATAGAATATATGTTGGTTGGTTCGGAGTCTTAATGATTCCATGCTTACTCGCAGCAACTACATGCTTCATCATAGCATTCATCGCTGCTCCTCCTGTCGATATCGATGGGATCCGTGAACCTGTTGCAGGTTCATTCTTATATGGTAACAACATCATCTCTGGTGCTGTCGTTCCATCATCAAACGCAATTGGTTTACACTTCTACCCTATATGGGAAGCTGCTACTCTAGATGAGTGGTTGTATAACGGAGGTCCATATCAGTTAGTAATCTTCCACTTCCTTATTGGAATCTCTGCCTACATGGGTAGACAGTGGGAGTTATCATATCGTTTAGGTATGAGACCTTGGATCTGTGTTGCATATTCTGCACCAGTATCTGCTGCATTCGCAGTCTTCCTTGTGTATCCTTTTGGTCAAGGATCCTTCTCTGATGGTATGCCCCTTGGTATATCAGGGACATTCAACTTTATGTTTGTCTTCCAAGCAGAGCACAACATATTAATGCACCCATTCCACATGGCAGGTGTAGCAGGTATGTTTGGAGGAGCACTCTTCAGTGCTATGCATGGTTCACTCGTAACCTCTTCTCTAATCAGAGAAACAACTGGGTTAGATTCTCAGAACTATGGTTACAAGTTTGGTCAAGAAGAAGAGACCTACAATATCGTTGCTGCTCATGGATACTTCGGTAGATTAATCTTCCAGTATGCATCATTTAACAACAGTAGAAGTCTTCACTTCTTCCTAGCATCATGGCCTGTGATCTGTGTATGGTTAACCTCTATGGGTATCTGTACAATGGCATTCAACCTTAATGGTTTCAACTTCAACCAGTCTGTCGTAGACGCATCTGGTAAGGTTGTTCCTACTTGGGGTGATGTTCTTAACAGAGCAAACCTTGGTATGGAAGTAATGCATGAGCGTAATGCTCACAACTTCCCACTTGACTTAGCATCTGCTGAGACATCTGAAGTTGCACTCATTGCACCTGCTGTTGGTTGATTCACAATCAAATATCTGTTATAATGTGGGGGTCTAACGACCCCCTTTTTTTATGCACTTATTATTAACATTGATTTGTATTGGTCTAATAGCATTAGCAATTGTATTTTCAATTCTTAACCGTTACGACCCACATGGATAAAATAGATACACAAGGGATGAGTGGTCCTCCTACCAGAGGAGGTAAGGATAATGTATTTCCTAAGGATGAAAATGGTGAACCAATTTATCCACCATTCAATCCTACACCATTACCATTACTTGAACCTAAACTTAGGGAAGAACTTAAGGTATTAATTAATGAGGTTCTCGATGAGAGAGAATATCAAAAAAGACTGAACGGACCGTATGATATATACGAAGAAGATCGACCCATTGGGACTGCGTAATGAGACTAGGTGTTATGTGTTCTGGCAACGGAACTAATTTCGAGAACATAGTTCACTCATGTCCTAAGCATGATGTTGTGCTTATGGTATACAATAAGAAGAAAGCGAAAGCTGCTAAGAGAGCAGAGAGATTAGACATTCCTTCATGCTATTGTAAGAATGAAGATGATATCATTACATTGTTTAATGCGTATCAGGTAGACATGATTGTCATGGCAGGATGGATGAAGATAGTCTCCAAAAAATTCACTGATGAATTTGCTGGTAGGATTATTAATTTACATCCTTCTTTGTTACCTAAGTATAAAGGACTACATGCTGTAGAGCAAGCACTTGAAGCTCGTGAAGAGGAGACAGGGTGTACAGTACATTTTGTTAACGAACATCTTGATTCAGGTGCTATAATAAAACAACAAGTTGTACCTATTCTACCTGGTGAAACTGTTGAGTCATTGACTAGAGCAATTCAACAGGCAGAACATTACCTTTTACCCCTAGTGATCAATGCTTTCTAGTAACTACAGATTAAAACTAACAGACATCTGTTGTAGAATCATTACAACAGATGGAGTACCAGTGACTTTAGATGAAAGGATCTGGATGAACAAACTTATTCAACATAATAATCATGCAAGACAACTTGTGGAAGGACTATGTGGAAGCTCTATACAAAACCTTTCCTGAACTAGAGGTAAAGGAAGAGTGGGCAAGGTGGGAAGCAAAAGGTGCAACTTTAAAAGCAGACATCCGAACTGGTCCTCACTTTCTTAAAGCAAGAGAAGCACACATACAGGATCCTAGATCTGACATCTATAATAATATACTGTATCCCAAGACAGGTGCTAATCTTCCTTGCTTTGGTATGGATCTGATGAAGTTTAGTGAGAAGAAAGTTATAATAGTATTTGACTTTCAGCATCCAGTAGAGAACTATCTGTTCTCAGTTGATACATTACCAAAGGATACTGGTGAGTATAGGTTCTTTGAGATGGGTAATCATTTCTCAGAGAATATATTTGTACGATACTGTACACCTGATTCAGTTAACACATACTTACCTACCTTTAAATATTATCTGTCAAAGTATAGAGAAATGATAGATGATACTAAACCAGAAGGAGAAGATACTACTGTGTATCATGACTTTGATACTTACATGACTAAACTAGATCCTGTTAGAGGATATCTTACCGCAAAGTTTGGTAAGGATAAGTCAGAGTCATTTGTAGATGACTTTTTATTCAGTTACAAATGAGTATAATAATAGATCCACCAAAACTTTTATTTCCTGAGAAGGTTGTTACATCCTTTGATAATAATTTTGATTCCTATAAGGATCAATTGATTGATTGGATCATGGATTATTCCAAAAAGAATCCAACAAGACACATGAGTAATTTTGGTGGGTATCAGAGTAGTGATCAATTTTATTTGGAAGAATCTTTTGCGCCCTATATGAATCATATATCAGAACATATAATTGCAATTACAAGTGAGTATCTTAGAGAAGGATCTAGTTTACCAGAAGAGGCTGTAAAATTAAATAATATGTGGTTTAATATTAATCATCATAATTGTTATAATGTGACTCATGTACATCCAGGATGTATATTATCTGGATGTTTGTGGGTGAAGGTTCCTGAGAAAGATAATCCTTTTATTTTTGAATCAGTTAGTCAATATGCAAAGGGTACATATTCTGATGATCTTGTAGAAGCATACCATCCTATTCCAGGATCTATGTGTTTATTTCCATCACATTTACCCCATAGAGTTGATATTAATCCATCAAAACAAACTCGTATATCGATTGCTTTTAACTTATGGGCTCCTTAAAGAATAAATAACTTGGAAGCGTCTAGCCTAGATAATGCCTACCGCAATTAAGCCAAAACGAAGTACTACCATTGGACAGATCCCAGGTCTGTCCGATCTCCAAGACGGAGAGATGGCGATTAATATTGTAGACCAAAAGATCTACATTAGAAGTGGCAATAACATTGAGACCGTTGCATCTGCTGCTACTGGTGCTGTTCCAGTTTGGAATTATCAAGCAGCATCTGCTGCATTTGTTGTTAATAAACGGTATGTTATTGATACATCTTCCGCAGAATTAACTTTTACTATGCCCACCGTTGGTTTATCGGTAGGAGATAGTATTGAAATACATGATGCAGCAAACACTTGGCACATAAATAATGTTATTATTACTGACGCTGTGAATAAATTTAGAGATGCTATCGGAAATATAGAGGATCCTCCTCTCATTTTAGATGTTGCCTCTATCACTGTTATGCTTTTATGGAACGGATCTTACTGGAGTATTGTTAGCTAATGGCCCTCTCACTAAGCAACTCACACTTCCAACCGAAGGACTCAAAAGGATACTATGTGTATGCTTTGAGGAGAGACGCAGATGACATGCTACATCTTACTAAGGTTAGTACTGCATCTACAACTGAAACTTTTGAACCATTTAGATTAGATGGAACTCAGGTAGAAGGCTTTGGAGATTATGAGGATTATGTGGAAGAAACCACTGAACAAAAATCCAAGAGTAATCATCCGATGGATAAATATCAACAGATTCGTTACGATAGGCGTAACATAAATTATTTCCTAGACGCTGATGGATACTTAGTCCTTCAAGTCAATGGATCCCACACATACTCTGGACCTGTATAGAGATCTCAAACAATGGCAGAATTTAGACTTGGCAGACTGAAGTTCAACTGGCGTAATGCATGGACTGGTTCCACTGCATATGTCATCGATGACCTTATTAGGTTCGGTGCGAACTCATATGTCTGTGTAGGTAACCATACCTCACAAGCCCTTGCGGCAAACTTTACTAGTGATGCTGCCTATTGGGAGCTTCATACAGGTGGTTTTGAATCACTAGGAGATTGGACTCCAACAACAGCGTATGTTATAGATGATATCGTCAAAGAAGGCGGTAACATGTATATCTGTACAAACCAGCACACTTCATCTGGTTTGGCAAGTGCTTTTGAAGGCACAGATTTACCTGCTAACTGGAAGTTATACCAAGAAGGTCTTAACTTTGTTGGTGCATACTCTACTAATACTTACTATGGTGTTAACGATGTAACACTCTTTGGTCCAAGAGAATATCGTTGTACAGCATCATTCCAGACACCAACTGATTGGGTAGTATCAGTAGATGGTACAGTTGCTGGTTCGGATGAATTCTATCCTCCTGCATCAAACTTTAGCCAGATATCAGCAGGTTATGAGAATAAAGGTGCATATATTTCTAGTGAAAGATATCAGAGAGGAGATATTGTTGAGTGGAAAGGGTCTACTTATGTTGCTATAAGTTCTAACCCTAGAGTATTACAACCAAACGAGAACACAGACGACTGGTCATTCCTTAACCTTGGTATAGGTACAGGTGGTCAGGATGTTTATGATGATACTACTGCTTACTCTAAAGGTCAGATTGTAAGATTTGGTGGTAACACTTATCAAGCTGATGTGTTATCTATTGCTCCAAATAATAGACCAACTGGTATAGGTAGTACCACAATTGATAGTGGTATTAATGGTTGGGCTCTATTGAATAGAGGATTTAGTTGGACTGGTGCTTACACCACGACAACTGTTTATGAGATCAGTGACATTGCTGAGTTCCAATCTTCAGCATATATTTCAGTTGCTTCTACTAACATAGGGGTAACACCAGGAACTGATCCAACTATATGGCAAGCATTTGCTATAGGAGATAGTGCAGCACTCTTAACAACTAAGGGTGACCTATTAACTAGGAATGCAACTGGTCCTACTAGGATTGGTATTGGTACTGCTGGTACATTCCTTAAAGCAAGTCCAGGAAATGAAGTTCAGTGGGAATATACTGGTAAATTAACTAAAACATATTATGTTGATCCTGAATTAGGACAAGACACCAACTCTGGTGAGTCTCCTGATGCTGCATTTAGAACTATTAGTTTTGCAACAACATCAACTAATCCAAAGTATGATATAACTGGTGCTATCTATGATGGTCCTACTGGTATTTGTACCATCACTGCTGCTGGTCATGGACTATATGCAGGACAGGAAGTTAAGTTAGTTGGACTAGCGTTTACTTGTGACTCTGGTTTAGGTCCATCATCTGTCTTCCCTAATGGTAAGACTGGAGACTTCTTCTTTGGTGTTGAAGAAATTATTGATACTAATACATTCAGTGCAATGGTTGGTGTTTCAACCTTTACTCATACTTATGTGTCTGGTGGTGAAGTAACAAACGCTGCTCCTGTTATCTTGAAGCTATCTGCTGGTAGATTCGATGAGAAGTTACCAATGACACTTGGTAAGAACTTCTGTATTGCTGGTGATGTTCTTAGAGGTTCTACTATTAGACCTGCTGAAGGATTATCTACCGATGGTGTTACACCCAACAGTCGTTCGACCATGTTCTATGTGTCTGACGCTGTAACTGTACAGGGTATCACGATGCGTGGTATGGAAGGATTTGATTATGATACTAACGATCCATTCAACACTGCTAAGATGCAGAACAAGGTTGGTGTTGGTACTACTGCATGTGGTGTCTATCTAAGATTTAATCCTGACGAGTCAGTTATTAAGAGATCTGCATATATTAAGGACTGCACATGCTTTGGACACAATACTACTGATGGTACTGGTCATGGTGGTGCTATCGGTGTCTACCTAGAAGGTGGTGTACACCATAAGAACCCTGAAGGAAAGGGTTATAAGTCAATGGTATTTGACTCCTTCACCAATGTTATGTCAGGTGGTGTAGGAATCTATCTAGAAGATGACGCTGTTGCTGAGATTGTATCCTGTTTCACTTACTACTGTGCATACGGTTACATTTCAGACACTGGTTCAGAGATTCGTTCACTATCAAGTAACAACTCTTACGGTACTTACGGTGCTCTTGCAGTTGGATACTCAACCCATGAGGTTGCAAGACCTGCTAAGGTCTATGGTGATCAGGTAACTACTGCTACTGGTACTATTACTGGTACGATTGCTGTTGGTGCTACTATGCGTGGTGCTACATCAGGTGCTCGTGGTACTGTAACTAACGACCAGTCATCTAGTGATAAGATTTACTTCAAGTATACTACTGGATTTGGTAACACATCAAGTGATCCTACTGTACTTGAGAACGGTGCAATCGGTATTGGTACTACTGTCTTCCAACCTGGCGAGAAAGTAGAACTTGATTCTGTTGGTGCTGGTGCTACAGGTTACTTCCAAGTTGCCTCTGCTTCTGATTCAGTTCAGGGACAGAAAGGTATCTTGATGGAGTTGACAGGTCTAACGACTTCACTAACGATTGGTGACGCACTTGGATTCTCTACCACTGGTATGGGATTCTCGGATAGTAACTCTTACATCGTCAGAACTGCTTCAGCATATGTAGAACCAACCAAGGCAGATGTATATGACGCACAATATACACCAACTACAGGTATTATGACAGTCTTTACGACTGCTGCTCATAACCTAGAGTTCGGTGACTTTATAAGAATTAAAACTGGATCACTCCACTTCGAGTGTAATGTAGGTGGTGGTGGATCTGCTGCTTATCCAAGAGTAACTGATCCTGCTGCTGACATTCCACTTCAGATTGCTGGAGTTGGTAACACATTCTTCTCAGTTCAGGTATTGAATGATAAGAATAGTTCTACTGAGAATGTACCATCAACCTTCGTAGGTGTACACACATACATTGGTGGTGGTGGTGTTGGTAAGACTTCAGTTGATGCTATCATCCTTGGTGATGGTAGAGCAACAATCAATGTCGCTCCTGGTAAGGCATCTTCACCTACTATAGGTCTTGATGATCAGCGAGTCGCAATGAGAAGTAAGTTCTCCAAGATTCGTTTAACAGGTCATGACTTCCTATTAATTGGTACAGGTAATACAACTTCTACTAACTATCCAAATGTAGATGAGAACAGTGCTGCTCAAGGTCAAGAGACTAACATAGTTGCACCTGGTAGAATTTACTTCGTGTCTACTGACCAAGGAGGTAACTTCAGAGTTGGTGAATACTTCTCTGTCAACCAGTTAACTGGTGCTGCTACTTTGGATGCTTCCGCTTTCAACTTGTCAGGTTTGACAGAATTGAAACTGGGTGCTATTGGTGGTCAGATTGGTGAATCTATTAACGAATTCTCATCCGATGAGACAATGGGTGGAGATGCTAACAATGCATGTCCTACTGAGAAAGCAGTTCGTGGATTCCTAACTCGTGCGAAGATGGATAATACTTCTGGTATTATCGTTCCTCCTCGTGGTGCTCAAGCTGCTAGACCAACAGGCGGTAACCTCTTTGAAGGTGGTCTCCGCTACGACACTGATGCAAATGGATTTGAATTCTATAATGGATCAGACTGGTTGCCTCTAGGTGCTTTCGCTAGTGTGGATGCAACTACTGCTGTAACTCTAGTTAATAGGCAACAGTTATTTGCTAACACATCTGGTGGTGCATTTACAGTTACTCTACCTGCATCTCCTGTTAAGGGTGATAGCGTTAGAATCTTTGATGTCACAGACTCATTCGACTCTAACAACTTAACAATCGATAGAAATGGTAACCCAATTATGGGTGATGCTGCAGACATGGTAATTTCTACCGAGGGTGCTGCGTTTGAACTTGTGTTCTACGATGGCACACAAGGATGGAGAATCATTACCATCTAATTGATTGTGGGAGTATTTCACTCCCCTTTTGTTATATTTTTTCTAAATACTAATACCACACTGGTAAAGCAATGGCTGACTATCAAACTTATAAAAAGATTAATGGAGGAGACGCAGTTCTGGGTAACTCCTTAGGACCAGCACAGGTCTCTGGATTCTCTACTGCTGTTACTGAGCAGATGGTATTCTGGCATGATGATCATTGGAGTCATAATAATGGAGGTTGTTGTTGTAATTGGACAGTCCCTGGTAAAGTACTTTCTATTAAGTTTGAACTGAGAGGCGGTGGTGGATCAGGTGGTCCTGCTCGTTGCTGTCAAACTGCTCGTGGAACGCCTGGTGGTTCTGGTGCTTACTCTTCAATATTATTACATTCCCATAAAGGAGATTTTACTCCAGGTAGTTCATCATATACTATTTGTTCTGGTGGTAATAGTTGTTGTAGTTGTTGTGGTTGCTGTCATGCTAGAACAGGTTGCGGTTGGCACGGATGTCCATCATTTGTTACTGGTCCTGGTTTAAGTTCTTTCTGTGCTGTTGGTGGTACATACGGTCACCAAAGATGTGGTGGTTGGTGCTACAACTGTATGTACATGAAACAATGTAACACATGTTACGGTGAGTGTAACCCATGTGGATTTGGTGGAACGAAAGGTCAAGAAGGATTTGTGTTCCTTAAAGGTGTATCCTCAATGGAATCAAGTAACTACTACTGTTTCACTGAGCACTATATGAATGCTGCAGGTGCTAATGGTCCTTGGGGTGCTCCATTTTCTAAGAGCAGATCTTTCTGTACTAATGGAAATATTCGTGGATGTTGTTTTGGTCACTCACTCTTCCCAGGTGGAGGTGGAATGGCTGGTTCTGTTGATGGTAGTCAGTGTTGGGGAGACTGGGGACAAGGTGGAATAGTTGTTGTTACAACTTGGTCTTAAATAAATAACAAATGAGGGAGTACACCTGAACAAAACCGATGGCAAACATTACAAAAACAATTATATACCCAGTACCTACGGTCTGGAAGGGTCAGGATCAAGACGATGCTAGTGTAGGTATCGCAACTTATTCTGGACCTGCTGAAATAACAGTTCATTATGATAAAATTCATGTAGGTACTGGTGGTACTTTTGAAGAACATACTAACATTGGTAGAGTTATTAAATCTGTATGGGATTCGGATGATACTACTATAAGACCACCTGGTGTTGAAGAGATTGAAGTTAAATTAAACTGTGATCTTTACCCACTTCATGCATGTTCTTTGTGGGGTGGTATTGCTCAACCAGATGTCCTAGAAATTACTGCTGGACCTTCTGCAGATCCTAATCCATTTATTATGGATCCTCATTATCTTAATGAAGTTTATGATATGAGATCATTCTATTGGGATGCAACAAAGAACTCTGGTTCTGGTGGATGGTCAACTCCTAAGTTCTCTAATGCAGTACCTAATGAGTGGGAAAAGGATGATGATATTTCTAATGCTAATGACGATACATGTATCGGTTGGGATGCTGTAAGAAGAGTTAGAACTCAGATGCTAGAAGCATGTGATACTAAGATGTCTGAGGATATGCCAGAAGCAGTTAAAGCACCTTGGAAAACATACCGTCAGAAATTAAGAGATCTTCCACTTGATTGGGCAGGTGTTGGTACAAATACATACTTGGTTCAGTGGCCTAAAGATCCACAAACACAGGCAGACTTCGATGCGAAACTAGCTGCTGGTCAGCTTGAACACAGGGGTAGACCTGCAGGAAAATAGACCTGAAACGAAAATCAACTTTTAGTTACCAGAATTCGGGAAAAAAATTCCCGAATTTTTTTTGACCTACAGGATTTTATAAAATGTTTGAACTTAATAATGACCTAGAAATAAAGGTTGCTCGTGTATGTGGAAGAAGTTTAGTAGTTGTTGACAACTTCTATAAGAATCCAGATGTAGTTAGACAATTATGTATTGATAATATAGATAATGTTGGAGCACCTGGACATCTTCCTGGAAAAAGAATTTGTGTAAAAACTTCTGAAGTAAAAGATAAATTATATGATTTTTATTTTGGTCTTTGTTCGGATCATAATCTTTGGAACAGAGAGTTAAATGGTATAAATTTTTATCAAGAGTGGAATAAGGTTGGGTTTAATGTTAATATAATAAGTGATGATAGTATTGATGAAGATAGGCATGGGTTAATACCACATCAAGATACTTATTATCCATCTACTAATCCTAATGTTCAGTTTGGATCTGTTATTTATTTGAACAAACCAGAAGAGTGTGCTGGTGGTACTAATGTATATACTTATCAGGATGAAATAAGTATACCTAAGATACCTTTTGTTCTTAATCCAGATTCAATTACTCAGTTCATAGAGAATAATCCTGAGTGGAAGGTTGCTCACACCTTTGAAATGGTGTATAATAGAATGGTATTATACCAATCTGATATATTACATGGACCTATCTACGAACAAGGTATGTTTACCGATCACAATCGTATGAATCAGATTCTTTTTATGTAACTATCATGTTTGAATTGAATGATAAGTTAGAAGTTAAAGTTGCTAAAGAAATTGGACCTAATAAAAAATCAGTTGTTCTTATTGATAATTTTTATAAAGATCCTGATTCTATAAGGGAATTGTGTTTTAACACTGAGACTAATGATGATCCAGATTTAATAGGAAGTCTTCCTGGAGTTAGGATTTGTTTTAAAACAGATGAAGTTCGTAAGAATCTTCAATCTCTTTATAATAATCTGTGTAGTGATAGAAAACTTTGGAATTATAGATCTGATCAAGATCAGTTAAATCATTGTTGGAGAGAAACTACTGGTTTTCTTTGTAATGTTATTGATGATGAAACTTTATTGAAGAATCCTATGGGAATCATACCTCATCAGGATTCTTTTAATAAATATCCTCTTCAGTTTGGATCTCTTATTTATTTAAATACACCAGAAGAATGTGCTGGTGGTACAAATTTGTATAGTTTTTGTGGTAATATGTCTTTAGATGACTATCCTCCTATTACAGGAATTGAACTAGCAGATAAAGATGCAAGTGAAATGAGTCCTAAAGAATCATTTGATCATATTAGATGGTCTTTAAATAATAATAAGTATTGGAAGGTTGAACATGAGTTTGAAATGGTGTATAATAGGATGGTATTATATGAGGCAGATGTTTTGCATGGTCAGTCTGTAGATCTTGGTATGTTTACCGATCATAAGAGAATAAATCAAGTCCTTTTTTTGTAACTATATAAGTTATCGAATAATTATTATGAGATCTAAAGTATTTTTTATTAATGGTGGTGCTGGTCGTATCATCTGCTCCATCCCTGCATTTGAAAAATATGCAGAAACTCATGACGATTTTGTAATCGTTTGTGAGGGAGGGATGAATTTTTATAAAGCTCATCCTGTATTACATAGACATGCATATGATGTTTGGCATAAAGGTTTGTTTGAAGATAAAATTAAAGATAGAGATTGTGTAACACCAGAACCATATAGGCAGTGGCATTATTATAATCAGAAATGTAGTCTTGCACAAGCATTTGATATAGAAATTAATGAATTAAAAGAACCAAGAGAACTTCCTGCACCTAATATTAAAATTACTAAAGTAGAGGGTATTACTGCTCTTAATACTATAGAAAATGTTAAAAATCAGACTGGTAAAGATAAGTGTATTGTTATTCAACCATTTGGTAGGGGTGTGATGGAAACAGATGGGTATATCTATGATCCAACTTCTCGTAGTTTTAATTTAAGTGATATTGCTGAGATTATTAACAAGCTCAAGAAAGATTATGCTGTTGTTATTATGAGTGAATTCTCTTTTGATACAGGAGAGAGTCAATATGAACATGCATTACCACAAATTCCTGATGTTAGAATGTGGGCAGGAATGATTCAGTGTGCTGATTATTTTCTTGGATGTGATAGTGTAGGTCAACATATTGCTAAGGCAGTAGAAACAAAACAAACTGTAGTTATAGGATCTACATATCCTATTAATATATCTTATCCAGATGATAAAGATGTTAATATAATTGATATTGGTGAAGGTAAAAGAACTTTTTCTCCTATTAGATTAACTACAGAAGATTATCAAGACATGGAAAATGATGAAGCAATGACCATGACGAAAGATGATATTAAAAATGTTATTGAGTCGTGTAAAAAAGGATTAGGTAAACCAACTACAAGGAAAAAACTAGATCTTATAAAACCACAACAGCAGACATCATGTTGTGATGATCCTGCTTGTCCTACCAGCACTGTTAAAACTAATAAGGGGTTTGGATCATGACACAGTGGATTGGTGCTATTGCTAGAGGGCATAATGGTGGAGGATGTCTCCTAAAGGATGGTGAAGTAGTCTTTAATCTTGAAGAAGAAAGACTTAGTAGAATTAAACATGATGGTGCTCCTTTAGCAGCTATCACGAAGATGAAGGAGTATACTGATAAACTTGATTACTTTCTCATAGCTCATACTAGTCTGTTAAATCAATCAAAAGTAGCTCCTATACTTGATTATTGTAGAGATGATGCTTATTATGGTTTAGCAAGAAAGTTAGGATTGCTTGAAGTACCCAACAGTTCGTGGGCAGAAGAAGATTATACTGCTTTTCCAAGTGGGACTAAATGGCCAAGTAATGTAATTGATGTGGGACATATACATCATAGATTACATGCAGCATCTGCTTTTTATAATTCTGGATTTGATACTGCATGTGCTGTGATCGTTGATGGTGCAGGATCATGGACTAGCTTTGGATTAGAAGAAGGAGATCGTGAGGATTATTGGGAGGTAGAAACTCTTTTTGATTGTGCTTATCCTCATAAATTTGATACAAAATATAAACATATTGCCACTAAGTTTGTTAGCCCTTTATTTTATCATGGTAATTTTAATTCTGGATTTTGGTCTGGGTATGGTGAGTTGGGTATTAATTGGGAATCAGAAGAGAATGAATCTCATGAGTTACTTGCTAGGCATGGGTGTGGACTTGTAAAACCTTATGAAGCAATAACTGATTACTGTGGTTGGCAAGGTATTGAGGCAGGTAAAACTATGGGATTATCTCCTTATGGTAAAGAGCATAAAGCATTCCCACCTTTATTCAAGACTCTTGGGGATGTATGCCCTGATCTTAAGTTTGCTTCACTTGATATTTTTTCTCCATCATATCCACAAACAGCATTATTACAGTTAGATCATGAACCATATGTTAGAATGAAAGATGAGACTGTACCTCCTTGGCAGATGTCAAATAGACAAGATGCTGCTTGGAGAGTTCAGAATGATACTCAAGAACAAGTTTTAGCATTGATTAGAAAAGCTGTTAGACTGACAGGACAAAAGAATGTGGTACTTGCTGGAGGATATGGTTTAAATTGTGTTGCAAATTACTATTATCTTAATGAACTAAAGGATGAAGGAATCAATCTTTATGTTGAACCAATGAGCAACGATTGTGGTACTGCTTATGGTGCTGCTTTATTGTGGCATCACTATAAGAATCCAGATAGTAAAAAGAGAGATAAAATTACTAATTTATATTCTGGTATACAATATAATCATTCACAAACGGAGATTAAAAAAATGACTAAGAAATTTGGTGGAGAAGTTTTAGATGCTACTGATAAAGATGTTATTGATCTTATCTTAGATCGAAATATTGTTTCACTTTTCCAAGGTAGATCTGAGTCTGGTCCTCGTGCTCTTGGTAACAGATCTATTCTATATGATCCAACTGATCCTAATGGTAAGGATCATGTTAATACGGTTAAACATCGTGAACCTTTTAGACCATTTGCAGGTACTATTCTTCAAGATCATGTCCATGATTGGTTTGATCTTCGTGGTATGGATGAGACTCCATTCATGATGTATGCTGTTGAGTGTAAACCAGGTGTAGAAGATAAGATCCCTGCTATTCTCCATGTAGATAAGACATGTAGGATACAAACAGTAACTAAGGAACAAAATGAAAACTACTACAACCTCATACAGGAATTCTTTGAACGAACTGGTTGTCCTATCCTCTTTAATACTTCCTTTAATTTGGGTGGAGAACCTTTGGTTGAAACACTCGAAGATGGTATTAAGACTCTTGCTTCTAGTGATATTGAGTATATGTATTTACCTGAGTATGGTAAGATGATTACTATTAAAAATGACTAAATGGATTGCTGGTATTACTCGTGGTCATGATGGTAGTACCTGTCTTTTAAAGGATGGTGAGATAGTATTCTTTGTAGAAGAAGAAAGACTATCACGGTATAAACATGATGGAACTCCCTTATTATCTTTGCAGAAGTGTAAGGATTATACTGATCATTTAGATTATCTTGTAATTTGTCATACACAACCTCTATCTGATGCTCCTAAGATTGATTATGCAGTCACTGGTGCAGAGGAAGATATCTATACTTCAATTGGTAGAAAGACAGGGTTGATTGACGATTCAAATAAAGTAATAGATTATAGCAGACGACATCATAAATGTCATGCTGCTACTGCTTTCTATCGTTCAGGATTTGAAACAGCAACGGCACTAATAGTTGATGGTGGAGGGTCTTGTTTTAATAATAATAATGTATTTTATTATGAAACTGAAAGTATATTTGAGTGTTCATATTCTGCAGGGATAAACACACTTTACAAACATCTAGGCGGTACAACCTCTACTAAAAGAGAAATATATTCAGACTTTAATACAAGTATGCTTGATGAAGAAGATCGTGGAAAATGTATTTGTATCGTTGATGGTTTAGCAAGCCTTGCTAATGCATATCTTGCTGTTAATGTGCATCTTGGATTCCATCCCTTAGATTGTGGTAAGACAATGGGTCTTGCTCCATATGGTAAATTTAATCCTGATACACCATCTATATTTTATGATAAGGTGTTTAATTATTATACTCCAGTCAATTCAAATTTTATTAGTTCAGTTTTTCCTCCTGGAGCTATGCTATTAGATATTGGTAAAGAACTTGATGCAAAAGACCTAGCATATAAAGTTCAACAAGAGACTCAAGATGTTATGACAGAATATCTTAAAGAATCTGTAAATATGACTGGAAATTATAATATTGTTCTTAGTGGAGGGTATGCTTTAAATTGTGTTGCCAACTATCATTACTTGGAACAACTTAAAGATGATGGTATAAATCTTTATGTTGAACCAATAAGTAATGATGCTGGCACTGCTATGGGTGCAGCATTATATCACCATTATAAAACAACAGGTGATAAAACAATAAGAGATTATTCTAGTCCTTATCTTGGACCAGAGTATTCTTATGATGATTTACTAAGTTTATTATGAAAAGATTTATCCATCCCTTTGCACCAGTAAGAGTCTTTGTCAATGGTACATTTGATCTCTTACATCCAGGTCACATATCATTACTAAACTATGCTAAGTCTTTAGGGAACTATGTTATAGTTGGTATCGATACTGACGATAGAGTAAGGGAAAAGAAAGGACCAACTCGTCCAATATATAATCAGGAAGATAGAGGACTGATGTTGATTGCTCTTGAAGCAGTGGATGAGGTGACTTACTTTGATAGTGATGAATCTCTTGAGGCATTGGTAAAAGAGATAAAACCTGATATAATGGTGGTTGGTTCTGATTGGAAGGACAAGTCGGTCATTGGATCGTATTGGTCTGCCGATTTAAAATTCTTTGATAGAATAGAAGAGTATGCAACTTCAAAGACAGTACAATGTATTATTGATAGGGGATAGTTGTGTTGATGAATGGGTTTATGGATCTTGTGATCGTTTAAGTCCTGAAGCACCTATACCTGTCATGAAATATGGTCAGAAGCAAACTGCTTCTGGTATGGCTGCTAATGTCCATGAGAATTTAAAGTCTCTTGGTATTACTGTTAACTTCTTAACAAATAGAGAGACCATTACTAAGACAAGATACATTGATGATAAGTCTAATTATCAGGTGATGCGTCTTGATAATGAACCTAAGGTAAAACCTTTGCGTGAAGCAGAACTTCGCATGGCAGCAATGCATTGTGATTATGATGCTGTTGTTATATCAGATTATGATAAAGGTTATATTGATTATAGTTTGTTTGATATACTAGCACCAAAGAATCCAAACATTAAAATATTTGTTGACACTAAGAAGACGAAGTTGCCAGTACACTATAATAATATAGTATATAAAATTAATAAGAAAGAGTTTGAGTTACTAGACCCTAATCATATACCTAGGGGTGAGAATATGATTGTGACTCATGGTGCTAACGGTGCTCTATGGAATAAAAAACAGATACCTGTACCTATTACTAGAGTATTTGATGTTACTGGTGCTGGTGATACATTTTTAGCAGCATTGGTATGGTATTACATCCAGTTACCTTCAATGGAAGAAGCAATTACTTTTGCTAATAGATGTGCAGCAATTGCAGTCCAGAATCCTGGTACATATACTTTAACGATGGAGGATGTTGATGGCATCCTTAAGTAATTTATTATCTTATAATTGTTTTCATGATGCTTCTATATGTTTTATGGAACATCCTACTTCATTCTTTCATTTGGAAGAGGAAAGAATAAGTAGGCATAAGAATGATTTTAGACCTTACTTAGCTCTTGCTGATTCTCGTGATCGTATTAAAGATCTTAAATATATTTTTCATACAACTGTAAATAACTATCAAGATGAAGAAAGATATAGATCAGTTTTAGATTTTACTTTTGAATTAACTAAGAAGGTTGATCAAGAAGATTTTAAGGATCATATGTTAGGAGAGGTTAAGTATCTTGATTGGACTAGTGATCATCATTTATTCCATGCAGCATTGGGATTTTATAACTCTGGATTTGAAGATGCTATTTGTATAAGTGTTGATGGTGCTGGTGCTCTTTTGGATGAAGGTTATGAAGTGGAAACTATCTATGAAACTTCTTATCCTGCTTCTTTTAAAAAGTTAGATCAGAAATTAGTTGCAGTTGATTCTACTAAAGGTCTTGGTATAGGATTTGTTTATGCTGGTATCAGTGAGTATCTTGGATTCGGAACTCTTGATTGTGGGAAACTAATGGGTCTCTCATCTTATGGTAAATTTAATCCTGATATACCATCATTTCTTATTGATGGTGAAATAGATGAGACTCTATGGGAGAGAGATCCTAGCGGAATTATTTTAAAACCTTTGGAACATGTTCCTAGTGTAGAAAGAAATGAACTTCATGATATTCATTCTGATTTGGCATGGAGAGTTCAAAAAGACTTTGAAACTTATATGATTAATTTAATCAATAAAGCAATAGACCTAGGGCAGTCTAAGAATATTGTTTTGTCTGGTGGATGTGCTTTAAATTGTGTAGCAAATTATGAATACCTTAAGCATCTTCCAGAAGGATATAAATTATATGTAGAACCTTGCTCTACTGATTCTGGTACTTCTGTTGGTATGGCAATGTATGCTTGGCGTAAACTCACAGGATCTACAGAAATTTATCCTATAAAAGATTTGTATTGGGGACCAAAAAGAGATGAATATTGTATCTTATAATTGTTCTCATAATGCTGCTGTTTGCTATTTAAAAGATGGTAAGATAGAGTGGATGATAGAAGAAGAAAGAGTTAGTAGAAAGAAGCATGATCATAGACCTTACATATCATTGGTTGATACTGTTAGAAAGGTTGATGATATAGAGATTGCATTGTATACTACATTACATCACAGTGATGATCCTGAACTTTCTGATAGAGTATTTAATTTTACATGTGAATTGATACAGAAGGTTAAAGATAAACCTAAGTTAATGGATTGTAGTGATGAGCATCACTTACATCATGCATCATTGGGATTTTATAACTCTGGATTTGAAGAAGCAGCAGTGCTAGTTGTTGATGGTGCTGGTGCATATGTTGAGGGTGGAGGGCATGAAGTAGAAACTATATACAAGGCATCGTATCCTCATACATTTGATAAAGTACATCAGAGAGCAGTCCCTTGGTATAAGGGATCTACTATGACTGACTATACTATTGGTATAGGATTTGTTTATGCTGGTATCAGTGAGTATCTTGGATTCGGAACTCTTGATTGTGGGAAACTAATGGGTCTCTCATCTTATGGTAAAGAAGATCCTAATATCAAATCATTCTTAATTGATGGTGAGGTTGATGAGACTTTATGGGAGAGAGATCCTAATGGTGTTAAGTTTAAACCTTATGGTGATGTTAGTCCTGCTAATTTAGCATGGAGATGTCAGAAAGATTTTGAAACATATATGATAGCGTTGATTAAGAAAGCATTGGAGGTTAGTAATAATATAGTATTGTCAGGAGGTTGTGCTCTAAATTGTGTAGCAAATTATGAGTACTTGAAACATCTTCCAGAAGGTGCTAAACTGTATGTTGAACCAGTGTCTAGTGATGCTGGTACTGCTGCTGGTTTAGCGATGTATGGTTGGAGAAATCTTACTAAGTCAACAGAAATTTATCCTATAAAAGATTTGTATTGGGGACCACAACATGAGATATTGCTTTGATATAGATGGTACGATATGTACACCTGGTACATGTAAGTCGTGCCAGTATGAAGGTGCTACTCCTAAGAAAGATAGGATAGAAAAAATTAATAAGTTATATGATGAAGGACACTACATTATATACATGACTGCTCGTGCTATGGGTAGGAATAAAGATCTTCCTCATGCAGAAGCAGCAAAGAAAGCAGTGGATGTAGTGGAACCCCTCACAAAAATGCAGCTAGATATATGGGGGTGTAAATATCATCAGTTAATCTTTGGTAAACCCCATGCTGACTTATTCATCGATGACAAAGGTGTAAAAGACGAGGACTTTTTTAAATGACTTCATGTACTAGAGTTGCAGGTGCTCAGATACCTGTATGTGACAAATCAATCTCATATAATAAAATTGAGATTCTTAAAGCTATTGATTGGGCTAAAGAAAATAGTGTTGATTACTTATTAACTCCCGAAGGTTCTCTTTCTGGATATGGTCAAGAATGGAGAGATAAAGAAGCAGAATTAAATGCTGCAATTGAAGAAGTTTTAGAGCATCAAAAGAAGTGTGGCGTTGGTTTATGTTTTGCAAATTTATATCATAATAGAATTAAAGATCGTGTTGAATTAAAAGATAGTATTAATTTTTATGATAAGAATGGGGTATGGATTAATCGTATTGATAAGAGATATGTAATAAATGGTGATGCACAATCTATGGAAATGGTTTCTAAAAGAGATGATGAATATCTATTTGATCTTCCTGATACACCTCACAGAGTTACTGGGATGATATGTAATGATATGTGGGGATGGGAGATGATACATTCACCATTTTTAAGCCAGTCTATACTTAATGGTTTAATGGGTCAGCAGAATCACGGAATGGCTCCTGATATAATATTTCATGCATCTAATGCTTATAAAGTGCATAAAGATAAGGAAAAGGAAGTTCCAGAAGTTTCAAATGTTAATATGTATCACGAATCTCATGTCAGGCACACTGCATTACAACTTAGTACTTGTGTAGTTACAGTAGATAGTTGTGTTCCTTGGAATTGGAATGGTGATTTAAATAGTATTAATGATTACTTAACTCCAGTACCGAGTGGAGTTGTTGGACCAACTGGAGATTACTTGACTCAAGCTCCTAGGACTGGTCGTCAATACTTTTATTATGATATAGAATTTAATAGGAGATTGAAAGATGTTCCTGAATTTATCGAGAGAGAAGAAAAGTATATGATACACCCTGAACTTCCATTCCATGTACGATGAGAGAAACTAAACCAAAATTTGTCCCTAAAGGATGGGGTTGGGAGAAATGGATTGCCAATTCTTCTGAGTACTGTGGTAAGTTACTCTTCATTAAGAAGAACCACAGGTGTTCATGGCACTACCATATACTAAAAGATGAGACCTTCTATCTACAGTCAGGGAAGATCCATTTGTTTTATGGTGCTACAGATAACTTAGAGGATGCAAAGACAATGATACTAGAACCTGGCGATAGTTTCCATTGTTGTAGGAAGACTAGACATCAGATGGTAGCAATAGAAGACGCAGAACTATTTGAATTTTCAACTCAGCATTTTGATGAGGATTCACACCGAGTTATACCTGGAGATACTCTTTAACTGTTTTAAATTTGTAATCTTTCAACCAACTCATGTTTGCTATGGTATAATACTGGTACTTACCCTTTAAGTGAGGTGGAAATGGGATTGGAGACAATTTCGACTGCGTTTTTAATGAAACTAGTTGAGCTACAGTGTCAATTGATGTTGGCGATCCTGTGCCAAGATCGAATATGCCAGAACCCGCATTGTTCGATAAAGCTACATTCACAAGATCCCCTACCCACACATAGTCACGAAGGATTTTCTCGGAGCCTTCAAACGGATGTATTTGACCAGTAGCTGCTTGCCATTGGAACTGACTGACTAGTGATG